TCTTCTAACATCTGCACCCCCATAAGCTAAATTTGTTTGCCCACCTGCTTGTAATTGCATAGCAGCATTTTCATAAATTGCTTGTCCAGCAGCATTACCTTGTGCTCTATATATATCTGCACTACGTTCATATTCTGCTATAATGTTGGGTATATCTCCTTGTATTTCTCCAATACGTGCACCCATTTCTGCAGTCAATCTTTTTCTTCTTCTTTCTTCTGCTTTTCTTGCACTAAAATAACTAAATCCACCTATTAACACTGCTGCTGCAGTTGTATAAGGGTTAGATTTTATAAATTCACCAACAGCTTTATAATCAGCCATCTTGCTCCTCCTTGTTTGGTTTCTTTTCAAAGCCAAATCCATAATACATAACTTGGTCTAATGTAAAATTTTTAGCTACTTCATCAGATAATACCTGATTTGCTTGCTCTAATTGTTGCTCTCTATCTGTTTGGATAGGTTGCATTTCTTCTGGTTGTTGTTCTTTTGACATATTATCTCCTTTATATACCTCTCCAAAAATCTTTTCTGCTCTTTTTTTAGTAGCTTCATCTGGTGCAGTATGATGCAATTTATAATAAGCATCCATAGAGCCTTGTTTATCGCCTTGCATAACCTTAGTCATATATTGGTCGCTACCTTTTTTTTCTAACATATCTGCCATAAACAATAACTGTTGTTGCTCAGGACTAAGTTTGCTTGCATCTTTGTGCTTTCTTAACTCTGTACCCCAATCTTGTTTACCTATTCTTCGTTCAAGTCTATTTAATGCTGGAACTACAGAACCTTCAATAAATTGAAATCCGCCTTTAGCAGTACTAACTTTATTAGCTGCTTGATAGTCTCCGCTACTTTCCATTTCTAATACTGTAGGCATAAATACATTTTTTAAATTAAATGTAGCAGATTCTTTATCTTCTATACCTAATCTGTCTAAATGAAAATTTATTAATTTTTGCATATCATCCATAGTCTATTCCTCTGTATTATTTGGTCCTGCTAAATATCTAATTGCTCCAAATGGTAAATCTAATAAATTTAACAAATCTATTTTACCTTCAGGTGTTCCTACAGGGCCTCTAAATGCACCTGCTTGGTCTTTTCCATAATATCTATAAGGTTTACTTTCAAAGTTGTTAATAAAATTAGCAGCATTTTGTATACCAAGTAAATTAATACCCAATTCTTCTTCGCTTTTAGCTCTTGCAAATGCTCCTTCAATTTTATCAGTTTGGTCTGCAAATTTACTCATATCAACTTTTGGTGCTTTTACACCCATATCTACTTCACCAAAAGTACCAAAACTTCCCATATCTACTACAGGTTTATATTGACCAGTAACAGCATCCATTTCATAGTCAACACCTTCCATGTAACCACTACCTAATTGTTTTTTTATCATTTCTGTATCAAAAGGTCCTGTAACATTATCTAAAGATACAGCCGATTGTATAGCAGCATCGCCTTCAGGGCCTATTGGTTTTTTACTTCTTATTCCTTCCATAAAATCATCAAATTTTGGTTTCATATCCATTGCTGTTTTAAAAGTATCTACAACCATTTTACTGCCTTGTAAAACTTGTGTTGTAGGGTCATTAAACGCAGCAGTTTGTTGTTTAGCAGCTTCCATCAATGATGATATGCCACTTCTATATACTTCTACATCGCTTTTACGTATAGCCATTATCCTTTCTCCATTTCTGTTTTATACCATTCTCCGTCAACTTTATGATATAAATAAACTTTATTGTTTTCTTTTACAATCTTTCTACTACCTTGTACACCTTCATTGTCACTAGGTCTTGCAGTAGATACTTGTGCTACAGGTTCCATTTGCTGTTGTACTTCCTGTATTCTATCATCTAATTCTTTTCTTATATCTGTCATTTCATCTATCATTTTACGCTCTTTTCTCTGAATACAATTTGTATATCATTTACTTCAAAATCGGTAGCTACATCAGACCCAGAAAAACGCAATCCAAACCCTTTTAGTTTATCAAAAGCTTTTTTATCGACAAATTCTGTCTTAGCTTTACGAATTGGTATATGCAGAGTTTTAAAGTTAACCTCAGAATCGCCATCTAATGTAGCTAAAATCTCTTCTTCTCCATCATCACGAAATCCATGTAATGTAATACCATCACCATTTTTATAGCTTAAATACACGCTTATAATTTTTTTATCGACACTTGGCTTGCCAAAAGTGTATTCCTTCGTTTTAAGAGCTATTTCGTCGATATTAGAGCTATCTAGCTTGCTAGGGCTAGTGTTCCACTTACGTAATTCTACATTTGTTCCATTATATTTACTAAACCAAAGTATATCACCAGCATTGTTAGTTATAAAATTAGTAGTATCTTGAGCTTCAAAACCTTTACTTCTATAATACAATGCAAACGCTTTCATATCAAAAGAAACAATTTTTTGATTTTTGTTTGCAATAATAATAGTTCTTTCATCAGGGTCATATCCTATAATATTGTTTTCATGATAATAACTAGACCAAACAAGTCTTTGCTGCCCTTTATTATCTAGTAATAAATCTCTTACTTGTTTACCGTCATATAAATAAAAACCAAATTTATTAAACCAAGCAATAAAACCCTCACCTCTTACAACGTGATGGTCTTTTTCACAACCTTTGTACTCTAATGTAGCTTCTAAAAATTCGATATCTCTAGCTATATTTATGATATATAAATGATTTCTTTTAAACTCTAACAACTTACTACCAAGAGCTTCTAATGCAATAATATCATCACCGTCATTTACTTCTACATCTATTCTATTATTAAAACTAAAAGTATCAAATGCATTTATATTTGACTTTAATATTGTATCATTTGCTATTTTAAGTTTACCACTTACATCGTCTTTATATCGTACATTTCCAATGTATAATCTTCTATTAGCTACAGTACTAGCTTTATAACCTGTTCCAGCCATACCTACAACATGTTTATCTTGTTCTATGTATGGTTCTGCTCTAGTGTTTTCTGGTTTATCTTTAAAAGTTACATTTCCTAACGGTAAATGTGTTCCTACATTTTTTGCTTGTTGTCCTAACACACCTGTAGGGTAGCTGTATATATTTTGATTCATATATGAACTATGTACAAATAAACCAAAAGGTTTATATTCTTTACTACCTGCTAATCTAAATCCTTTTCTAAAATCTATTTCAAATAATAAATATTTAATACTACGCATAGCATCAGCAATATCGTCAGTTTCATTATAATAAAACTTTAAAGACTTTACATTATCTTCTTGCGGTATATTACCATACATTTGTGCATTTAATTGAATATTGTTAGCACTACTAGCATATAAATTTGTTAAAGTACCTTTAAATTCTAAATTACTTTTTTGACCATCTGTATATACAATTTCATAAAATATATTTACTCCCCTATCATCACTGCTAAAAAATTGTCCTGATTGTTGTGTAAATTGTCCAGTAGTATCATCTTTTGTACCAGCATAAAAATTAACAAAAAATTTACCTCTATAATCTGATTCTGTAGGTATTGCAGTAGAAGTGTATGCATTAGAGTTCAAAGAAACATTGCTATACCCTAATTGATTCATTTTACCATGATTGTCTTGAAAAATAATATGTATAGCAGCACCGCTATTATGTGAAGTTGCTGATGTTCCATGAAAACCTCTAACTACTGTAATTGTATTAGCATCTGGAGTAAAATTTACTTTCATTCTTTCAGAACCAATAAATATTATATCTCCAAGATTAAATTTATATGCATTTCCAGTAACTGTTAAAGAGGTTTCTGTATTGCTTATATTTGATGATAAACCAAAACCCATAGGTGTTGAGTATACATTTATTAAATTTGCAGTTTGTTCTCCATTAATATAAACTTTTAATTTTGCATCGGAAGTGTCTGCTGGTTTTGCATCTAGCACAATCCATTTAGTAACATCAATACTGTGATTATTTTTAGCAGTAGTTAAATCATTATCTGCTCCAGAATAACTATGACCCATATTATATGTTTCATTGATATACTGTAATTTTTTAGGTGTATTAGTATCAACAAAAGAAGTAGGTGTAATTCTAACTGTACCATCAACAGCACTATAAATTACAGGACTAAATGTATTTCCGTATGGTATTGTTTTAGTTCCATATGCTAAAGAACCGCTATTTAAATTAAAAACTTTTACACCATCAGAAGTAACATCTGTATTTACAAATAACATTTCAGTATTTACTACTGCACCATTAGTATTGTCTATATCATGGTCTGCGTTAAATTGAAATAAACCATTACCTAAATTAACTTCTGCATTTAAATCGCCAGTTGTGCTTCCAGCATAATCAGAAGCTGCTCCCATAACTTTTAATTTTCCAGGCGTTTCTATAGATAAACTATCTAAATCTTGAAATTGATTATCAGCTATATCACGTGAATTAGTTTTATTATTTAAACCACCACTATAATTTGATATGTTTAATATGCCTTTTGCCACTTAAATTTATCCTCTTTGTTTTTCTACTACTTAAATTAAATTTTCTTCTAGTAGAGTTTAAGGATACTCCCGTAGCAGGCTTACCTATACTTTTACTTGTTACCATCAATCAGTTCTCCCCAAACAGTAGTTTTACCATCAGTAATTTCAACTACTTCTACTTTAAATTCTCCGTTATCAAACCAATCTACAATAGCAAATGCATGACCCCAGTTATGTAGTCTACCTTTTAACCATCTATTGTTTTCATGGTCCATTTTTTTAAGACAACCCATTGACCAAGCACCAATGTTTCCATTTAGCTTAGTCAATGTATGTCTTTGTATATCGTGAGTATGTCCATAAATAACATTTTCACCATATGTTTCCAGGTGTTTCTTTGCATGATATGTAGTAGCAAAGGCACCATGAAAGAACGCTAACTTGCCTATTTCGATAGGTAAGTTGTGTTCTTTGTATTTGTATCCTCTTTCTTTAATTTTACATTTTTTTTCAAAAGTGTAATCGTTGAGATAAGGATACTTATTAGCAAAATTATCCAGCCAGAGGTCGTGGTTACCTTGGAGTAAATACTTTTCTTTACATCCCACTTCTTTAAGTACTTCATCCCACTCATCTAATCCTTCATTTACTAATTTTATATCTTCTTCTACTAATGGAAGTTGAAACTCTAAAGGTGGTAATTTCTTGTCTTTATATCTCCAAGCAGATACCGACTCCCATTCTCCAACATCCCCAAGGTTTACAAAAACCTTTGGTTTTATTTTAAGTATTGCTTTTTTAACACATTCTACTGCAGCTCTATCTTCTAACGGATAATGCTGGTCAGGTATTACAATACCACGTTTTTTAAGTTTCAATGAAACCTCCTAGTCTAATGCTTTTTTAATTTCTGCAAACAACTTGTCGTCTAATTTATTTGAAGACTTAGCAACTAAGTGTTCTCCTAAATGCAATACGATAGCTTTTAATACTTTTTCAGTACCTAGTTTAGCAAGTAATTTACCTAATATTGGTCCCATTATTTTACCTCACAATCTTCCTCGCAAGCTTCAAGGCCTTTCATATATCCCTGATGCTCAATTACCATTTGTTTAACTTCTGCTAATCTTTCGTTAGCACTTTGTATCTCTTGTACAAGTTTGTTATGCTGTTCAACTAAAGTTTCCATTTTAGTTTCAGCTTCTTGTCTTAGGTCTACTTTTTTTTCTTTTGCCATTTCACTGGTCTCCTATTTAGTTAAATAATTATTTTTTCTTTTTGACTATCTTTTTAATTTTACCGTTATGAGTTCTAGCAAACTTATGTTTTTTAGTTTCTCTAATTAAAGTTCCACTATAACGTTTACCTCCCCACATCCAACTTACTTTTTTAGCCATATTACTTCTTCTTTCTTTTTTTTGTTTTTTTCTTAGGTGGTCTTCCTACTTTACTTCCGTATGTACCTTTACCTCTTGGCATAACTACCTCCTACCATTTTACTTTATTAGCCCAATATGCTGCTGACATTTTGCCTTTAGCAATATTTTTAGCATGTCTTGCTTTAAAACTTTTTCTACGTGCTTTTTGTTTAGCTGATTCACCTTTTTTAGGTTTACCAGCAGTTCTAACACCTTGTTGTCCAAAACGTATTGTTTTTACTTTGTCGCCTACTTTTGCAACAACAATATGAGACTTAGTTTTATGTCCAGGAGTTCTTTTAGGTTTATTATAACCTGATACTCCAGCTCTAGTTAATCTAGAATCTTTTTTCTTAGCCATTATCCTTGTCCTCTTTTACGTTTTTTATAATACTTTTTACTGGTTTTAGTTCCATATTTAGTATTATTTGACATTCCTTGACGAGTTTTCTTCTTTCCATTGCTTCTTTTTTGCTGCTTTAGTCCGAATACTTTACGCATGATGTCAAATATAAAACTTATTTTATTTCTTTCCTAATCTTATTAAATATTTCTTCTTCATCAAATCTCATGCTAATTCCAGGTTCATATCTCATAACCTCTTTACCTTCTTTTAAGATAATTATTGTAGGTACAACTTTAACTTTCCATTCTTTTTGAATTACAGCACCAATAGTTTTATTACTTAAATCTATTTCTGCTACATAACAAAGTTTAGACAGTCTTTCTATCTTTACTCTATTTTTGTAATTCCAAGATGCATTAACTTGCACTACTGCACATTCTTGCACATTCAATGCTTGTATTTCTTGAAAACTTTTTAAATTAACTGATTGTGAGTGCAATGACGATTGCAACACAACAAATCCAAAGAATCCAAAAAATAAATTGTAATATTTTTTCATCATAATGTTTCCTCATTTATTATTCATATCTATTAACGTTTCAGTAATAGCTCTAGTATCTTGTTTAATATCATCTACTTTTTCTTCAAGTTTTTCAACTTTATTTTCAGTATTCATAATACTATCACGAATCATTTGGTCTTTCAAATCATATTCCATACGTGATACTTCTGGTTCTGGTAATAGTTTAGCTTCTTCAATATCACCTTGAAGTGTAAACCACATACCAACAATCATACCAATAGATACAACTACACTAATTGCTGTTTCTATGCTAAGACTAAACTTAGTATCTTTACTTACTTCCATAGTTATCTCCTATAATATACCTAATAAAACTGCTGCTAATATTCCAATGCCAGTAATACGTGCAATGTTTTGTTCATTTCTACGTACTCTACCATTTTGCTCTTTTACTAATTGTTTTATTTCTTTTATATCATGATAAATATCAATTACTTGAGCTTCTATAACAGCAACTCTTTCAGCCATTTGTTCTCTGTATTCACTAACTTTCATTTATTTCACTACGTTTTTATTTCTATATATCATCACTATCTACTACCAATGAAGGTGCGTAGTATGTGTTTCCATCACCTAATAAATACCATTTTATTCTAGCTTGTTCTGGTATATTTAAATTTACTTTACTATATTTTATTCTTTCCTGCCTTTTAAATTGTTCTAAATTACCCAAAGGCTGTCCTTGGTAAAACCTATCCATAGTTTTAACATCTCCATCGTATTGACTTTGTTCTTCTAAATAGTTATTATACCAAGTTAAAATAGTACCTTCTTTACAATGTTGCATAATTCTGGTAGGAAAATATCTTTTATTTAACATATCACCAAAACCATCATAAAATACACCGTCATACTTTCTATCAGTAGGTATATCATCATACCAATCGCCTTTGACTGGTATTACATTAGGTTTATCTTTTGCCCACTCTACTAATGCATCATATATATTGTCATTGATTTCAATAATAGTATGAGATTCTATATCGTGTGCTTGTATTAAGTCAGCACTAATACCCATACCAAATCCAAACTCTAATATATGTCCACCATTAACACATACAATATCTGCGTGTAATTGCATTATAGGAGTTTCCCAATCAGACATTACATCCCAACCAGTATTTTCATCTATAATACAATCTTCTTTAACTGTATAGTTTGCAAATGCTGCGTAACCTTTCATCGCCCAGGACCTCCACCAGCTTCATGAAACCCACCTATTGCATGACTCATGTGATGTGGTGTTGTACTTATAGCATTTATATCAGAATTAGTTAATGCTGTATTTGGTGTGCTTTGCAATGGATTATTACTACCACCAAACTTTTCAAAAGCATTACAAGGTCCACTATTTTGACCTGCGTAAGTATGATTAATGCCACCTACAGAACTTCCACTCATTAATGAACCTAAACTAATATTGGTAGTTTGCACTACTTTACAACCATCGTTGCCAATTTCTGACCTTAATGCTACATTTGTATTACTTACTGCCACTATTCAGCATCTCTAATTGCTTGGTATTCTACTAATTCAGCTTCTACATCTACTAATTGTGCTTCTAGACTTGCTTTTTGAGCTTCTGCGTCTGCTATAGCACTATCAACATCTTTAGTTTCTTCATAATCCATAACAGTAACATCATTACCATTTGCATTTTTCATTACTCTAGTATGTTTAATTAACACCATTTTTGGTGCTTCTGCTGTTGCAGCTTCTACTGCACTTATTACTTTAGCCATTTAACTTCTCCTTAAGTTCGTTTATTTGTTTTTGTTGTTCTTGAACTGCCTTTATTAATACAGCAGTTAATTTTTCATAATCCAAAGTTTTTATTTCTTTATCAAAGTGTTTTTTATCTTTAACAATTTCAGGAATTATTTCTTCTACTTCTTGTGCAATAAATCCTATATCATGAGTATCATCTTTCTTCCAGTCATATTGTTTTGGACTAAGTTTCATAATGGTTTCTAAACCATAATTAATATCTTTGATATTTGTTTTTAATCTTTTATCAGAAGGTGTTGTAGAAAATGCTACTACATCTCTATCTACATGTAAATCTCCATCACTATCTAATACCATTTCTTCAGCATTGTCAGTATAAAAACATAAATCATGCGATGCATTCTTATAAGCAATTCTACCTGCATCATAATCTCCATTATCCCCAAATGCTAAATAAGCAATAGAACTTGAACCTGCTTGTATAGCAATACCACCATTAGAGTTAGATACTGTTTGTATTTGATAAGTTGTGCTAACACTTGATGCTTGTGTTCCATCTTTATATACTGTGAACTTAGCACCTGGCGATGAAGTACCAATACCAACTCTATCATTAGCAGCGTCTGTTCTAATTAAATTAGCATCTCCATCTCCTTTAACAATAAAATCATAATCTTCTTCGTTATTATTAACTGTAAATCCTTTGTAATAATTGTGTCTTGATGATTCATAAATGTATGCTAATTCATTACCGTTTGAAGTTGGTAAATATTCGTGCCAAGCATCTGTATTCCAACTTGGTACTCCTATCCAACCATTAGCATTAGAATCTGTATTTCTAAATTCTATTCTTTGTGTAGCTGTTCCTGATAATAATAAATAAGTAGCACTTCCTCCACCTACACTTTCAAAATTACTACCAGTTCCATAAAACTTAAAATCACCATCAGTAGCTATATCAAATCTTGTTGCACTTGCAGTATTATCCCATAAACTGAATTTATCAGCATTATTAATACCTAAGTTATATTGTTGTGCGTCATTAAAATACTGTACTTGTGCATTACCATTTGTTTTATCGGTTTCTAATCTTAAATATAAATCATTAGATGTATCTTTTATGTGAGTTTTAACGCTTGGAGAACTTGTGCCAATTCCCAAGTTCCCTCCATTTAAATAACTATTACCATTTACATCTAAATGAACTTCTGTTGTATAAGTAGCGTCTGATGTAGGATTAGTTGCTTTATATAATTCCATATAACCATTACTATTACCATTATAAAATCTTGCAGTTGGAACTGCTCCGCCTTGTCCATTTCTTGCAAAAGTAATATCTTGACCCCATCTAACTGACTGTATTTGTAAATGGTCACCAACATTTCTTATACCACCAGCATTATCATAAGTGCTTATAGTGTACATTTGCGTATTTTCAGAACCACTATAGCCAGTTTGTTGCCCAAGTTCTAATACATCACTACCTTGTGAATTACCTCTAAACTTACCTACTCCATTTACATCAAGCTCTTCTGTTGGAGCTGATACGCCAATACCAACGTTAGTAGAAGCATTTGGTATTGTTATAGCTGTTCCACTTTCAGTTCCAAGAGTAACTGCATTTGTTCCTACGATATTTAAATCTGTTCCTGCATCATTAATTTCCCCATAAGGAAGAACTAAATGTCCATTTACTTTAGTAGTATAATCATTAGCACCTATTCTTGTTTGATGTATTGGAGGATGTAATACACGTTCTTGTATCCAACCAAAACCATTGGTTGTAGAATTACTTACACTCCAAGTTGGTGTTTGTACTGGACTTGTACCATTATACCAATCTACTTGGAAATGCCAAAAATATTTTGTTCCTCCATCATAATCATCTATAGCTATTGCAACATTACCACTTGAATTAATACCTACAAATTTCGGTCTACCATCATTACCATCATCTGTTAAGCTGTAATTAATAATACTACCTGCATTACCATCAGGTCCATTAATTCCTGAATATGGATAAAAACATATTTTAAAATCTATAACTGCGTGTTGTCCATAACCATGTCCATGTACATGAATCACTGACATTCTATTGGAATTTCTTGCTATATCAGTATCAATAATAAAAGCACCTGCTCTATTAGTGTTATCTCTATGTGATAATACATTAACATGATACCTAGCATCTGAATTTAAACTATGTACTTTAGGGTCAACAGATAATCCTTTTTCTACATGTAATGATTGACTAAATGTTGCTATACCTGATTGTATTAACAATCTATCAGTATTGCCTTGACTTCTTCTTAAATTTAAATCAACACCACTATAAGACTGAAATTTACCATCTAATGATGTTGGATTTTTGTCAATCAAATGTCCTTGTCTATCTGTATAAATATGATTCCAAGATGTATTTTGTGGTCCTAGTTGTAAATAACCGCTATCTGTATTAATTTGAAATCTTGTTGCAGGATATGCATGCATTTGACCAGTTAAATTTCCATCTCCAATCAATATGCTATTACCAGTATCAATTTTAATAACATTTCTTGTATTACCATCAGTAGCTCTACCAACTAACCCATAATTGTTGTTATTGTTTAAAAAATGATAGTTCCAATATAAATTACCATTACTATTAATAAATCCTGCTGTAGAAGCTATTTGTGAGCCATACCAATAAAATTGTTCAGAAGAATTAATACCTTCATACCAAGATTGTGCATCATTTTGAAATCTTATATTTGCTGTTCCTCCAGCACCTTGTATTCTTTGAGTAGCAGTTCCTGAATCGTATATATGAAATCTATCTGCGGGTGCTGTTGTATTTATACCAACTCGTGATGAAGCAGAGTTTAAAGTTAATATATTAGTTGTGCTACCACCATCATTGACAGTAAATCTTATATCTTGATTTGATGCAGAATTTTGAATCTGAAGCATACCAGTTGTGCTTTTAAGAAAAGTATCTGCTGTATTATGAAAAAATTGTCCATCTCCATCACTACCAACTTGTAACATAACATTATCTTGCATACGAAGTTGTTTAAATGCTCTCATTTGTCCTTCTGCACCACGAAGTGATAAATAAGTTGTTACACCTCCACTTCCATCGTCTGTTCTCAATACAATGTTTTTGTCATCGTTAGTGTTATCTATGTATAAATCTCCAGTTCCGTATGCTTGTATAAAACTATGACTTCCATTGTGTTGAAGTCTTAAATCGTCAGAAGCTCCTAAAGTTAATTTTTGTCCATCATTAGGTAATTTAACTGCTGCAGTATCACTTGTATCAGTTCTTATAGCAGTAAGAAAAGTACCACCATCATTAACCCTAATGTATATGTCTTGGTCAGAACCATTAGACATTATATAATTATTACTGCCATCGTGTATTAAATGAAAGTCATTACCACTACCAGCTTTCAGTTTACCATTATCATTTACTTTTACATCGTGACTAAAAATTGCACTACCACCATCACTTGCATCTATTTGTAATGCGTGTATATGACTACCACCATCATTAACAGATAAAAACATATCTTGGTCTTCTGCAACAGTTCTTATTTGTAAAGTTCCAGTATAGTTATAAAAAATAGAGTTCGTGCCATCGTGTCCAATAGCAATATCATTACTAGCACCCATTCGTAAATATTGTCCATCATTAGGAAGTTTAACTGAAGCATTATCACTTGAATCTATCCATATACCAGTTTTATTAGAGCCACCATCATTGACTATAAATTTCATATCCTGGTCAGATGATTCGTTAGCTATTGTAAACTGGTCATTAGATGCACTACCAAAACCTACATAAGCTTTCCTACCTGCACCAGTTCCATCAGGAAAATACTGTATATATGCGTGGTCAGTACCAACAAGATTAAATAGTCCTGCATTATTAGATATAGTTATTTGCCCAGTTGCAGTATCATTAACATCACTTCTTAAAAATTGTGTTGAATCTAAATTGTCTAAAGTTGAAGCATTATTGCTACTAACAAATGAAAGCCAGTTAAATCCACCAGAACCGTCTGATGCTAAATATTGTCCATTAGTACCATTACCTGATACATCTAATTCATCTGCACCTACACTATTGTCTGCTATTGTTGCTGCGTCTACTTGACTTAACTCAGCTAAAGAACCTAGTCCTAAATTAATTCTTGCATTGTGTGCACTTGTAGCACCAGTACCACCGTAAGCTAATCCTACAGCTGAGCCTTGCCAAGTACCAGTAGTTACAGTTCCAGTTTCTCCTACTTTAAATACACCAGTTGCACTACCATTAGCACATATTTCAAAAACAGCATCTGTTTGGTTGTCGTTTGCATCAAGATTAATTGTCATATCTCCAGGTACATCTATATTACCACCACCTGATGAATCTCTTCTTAAAGTAAAGTTATTTGTATCTAAGGTATTATCATTTGCAGATAACTCTATACCACCCTTAACATCTAATGCTCTTGCAGGTACTCCAGAAGTCCAACCAATTCCTAACTTTCCTGACATTAAAATATTGTTATCATGACTAATCCACATTGATAAAGATGGAGTTATAGCATTTCTACTTCCATTAGCTACACCACTATCATTGTAAAATTTTAATGCACCTTGATTGTCAAATTCTATATATGAAGAACCGCCATAATTTCCTTGTGTATAAGTATATGCTGAAGAATTGTCAGTAGTTATATCAAGATTAAATGCTTGTAAAAACTCTCTACCACCACCATGACGCATTTCATAGATTTGCAATTGTCTATCAGTGTTAGCACCACTTCTATGTATTCTTAACTTTTCTTTTACGCCATAAGTATTGCTAGGGTCATTACCTTTAATTGTAAGAAATTGACCAGCAAACTCTAAACTACTTTCAGAAGTTATACCACCAGAACCATCATCAGTAAGTATTTGATTATTAGAACCAGATGTAGTTGCACCACCGCCAACTTGACGATATGTACCACCATCGTTAATATATAGCTCAGTTGTACCTGTTCTATATCCTAACTCATAATGTTCTAATACATCATTAGAGCTCGAAGGTTGACTAGAACCTCGTTTAATTTTTAATACGTTAGCCATTAATTATTAAAAAGAACCGCAGTCTATAGTGTAATTCGAAATAGTTCCAAAAGAACTTGAACTAAAACCTTCTAAATTTGCTTTTAAAGTCGCTATATCATTAGATACAAGAGTTTCACTTTGTGTGTATTGTCCTGGTTCAGTCGATAAATTATTTACAATATACCATTTGTTGTCACTTGCATCTCTATAAATAGCTGTGTATTTACTATCCTCAGCATCTGTACTAGTTACATTGTATGGTGCATAAAGACCTACATCATAACTTAGTGCGTTTGTTGTATTGTCTTTTGCTAATTTCATCATACCATCTTCTACAACCAATGTTTGCGAGTCAACAGTTGTTGTAGTACCTTGAACTGTCAAATTACCAGTAATAATAGTATTACCAGTTAATGTTGGATTTGTAGGTATCCCTAAAGTAAATGTTCCATTACTTTCTCCAACTTCTACCTCATTTGAAGTACCTTGTATAGTTAATGTTCCACCTAAAGATACTGGACTTGTATTACTGCCATCGCTAACTGTAACACTACTATTTGCTAATTTAGAATTTGCAATACTACCTGCTAATTGTGCATTAGTAATACCTAAAGCTTTTACAGTTACATCTCCTGCTCCACTAACTGCAAAATCCGCAGCATTAAAACTAGCTAAACCTATTTCACCAGTAGCATTAATTTTTTCTACCAATGTATTAGGACTCGATGCGTTTGATACATCACCTACGAATAACTTATGGTCTGCTTGATTCCATGCTAATTCACCAAAAGCTAAACTAGATGGAGCATTACCGCCAGTATTCGAATGTTTTATTTGAATTTGATTTGCCATTTTTCCTCCCGTTAAAATGTTCCCCCGTCTATTATATCATCATTTTGTAACACTGTTCCATCTATGTTTAATGTTACTTCATCGTTAGAAACAGCAGACGTAATACCTGTTCCTCCCGTAAATGTTAAAGTTTCGTTATTTGTAATTGCAGAAGTACCACTATCTCCAGCTGCAGAAAAAGAACTAAAAGATGAAGCTAAAGTATTTTTATTTACAGTTACATTAGACTCTTTTTTATTTACTACAACTTTACTATCATTTCTTTTTACTACTACACTCATCTAGATACTCCTTCAATTACTTCTATTTCACCTTCTAAATCTCTAAACCAATTACCAGCTGAATCTCTTCTGTACAAATCATATACATAAGAAGTATTTGTTAATGTTAAAGTTTGTGTATCAGTTAAAGATAATCTAACTCTTCCTGTTCTGCCAGCACTACCACTACTAGGTGTATCTCCTGATTCAACATCCATTTTAGTTGTAGTAAATCTTACTACTTCGTCTGTTTCAGGAGTTCTTTTAATTTTTGCTAAAAAGTGAGGTTGTGAATCACTGATACCTGCATTATAACCAGATAAATCTATAACAGTTCCATCAGCATTTTTTAATTGTATTTCTAAATCAAAATCAACTCCCTGCTCTATAACTATATTATGTTTTGCTGCTGCCATATCTACCTCTAATAACTATGTTGATTAATTGAATAATTCGAATCATCTTTACCACGATTCTTATATTTTTTAGCCATCATTACACACTCTTTATATTCTGCTTTATAATACAATGCTTGTTGTACATTTCCTTTCGATGCGTGTAATTGTTGTAATACTCTATACATTGGAGCTTCATGAAACTCTGATGGAAAACTAGGACTAGCAGTCAAATCTGCTGTAAACCTTGTACTTTTTTTAGCATAATGTATTCTTATAGTATCTCCTACTGTAAGCTCAGTGCTATCTAAAGAAGTAAGTTTATCTTTTACATAATCCCACTTAGCAATAATTAACGTATAATCTCTTAAGGTGTATACTAAATCATTTGTTGGCCAGTCAAAATCTTTTGCTACCTGTGTCATGATATATCGCTCTCCTCTATGATACCTGTAAATCTTTTAATTTGTTTATTGTTATAGTCTACTCTATCTACACTTAAAACATCGTCATTGCTAGTTATACCAGTAAAGTCAGTAAATGCATATCTTCTTTTATCATCAACCGTAACTGATACAGTAGCAGTGCCTCTTTCTAATTCTACTTCACTATCAAATTTATCAAGTGCTCTATTCAACATTAAACGTATTTGTGTTTCCCCTATATCTGGGAAGTCTTGTTGTATAGTTTCAATCATTTCTTGTTGTTTCATTGTTCTTCCCTTTGTTGTGAAGGTCTGCTATATGACGCTATAAATGTAGCTAAAGCTCCTTCATACTCTCTTTGCAATAATTGTAAATCTGCCATTTTTAAATTATGTTCTTCTGTATCATCTTGAAAATCATTTAATTCTGACAATCTAGCTTTAATAGCTGTCTTCATAATAATTAAATGCTCTATTTCATCAGGAGCACCTACAAAATCTGATAAATCATTAGCAAATGTAATTGTAGGGTAATTAACGTGTTCTACTGTAGCTCCAGAACTTGCAGTAGGTAAAACAAAAACTTTTCCAGCTTTTTTATAATATACTGGACTTTTTGCTGTAGCTTCATAAATAGAACCACTATTAGTTTCATATCTTGCTATATCAGAAAATGGTATTTCTCTAGACATATAACCATTTCTAGATACACTTAATATTCTTGCAGATGTAATTGCAGCTCCACTACCAGTAACGTCGGTAGTAGTGCTCATACTCCATAACATTTCTGATGGAAGTATATTAATAATTTCTTTTGCAGCATCAGTTGCAAACTGTCCAACTGCAATATTATCTATTACGATATCTGACAGTAAGTCTAATATTCTACTTTTTACGCTTGTTGCTCCCATAATTTTCCTTTAATTCTTCGGGGGTGAACCACGCCACCCCCTTGTTTATTTAACTATTAGTTAAATTTAAGTACAGCATGAGTTTCTGGAAGTGAAATCTCAAGACCTGCTTCTGTAAGAATCATGTCTTTTCTTCCGTCAACGTCATTAGCTTGTACGTTAGTCATAATTTGCGTGTCTCTTGACTCGCCATTTCCAACTAATGGTCTATATGCAACATTGTCTAAATCAATCGCTACAGCATGGTTAGCCCATGGTCCTCTTAATAAAGGTTCCATAACGAAGTTTAATTTACCATACAATGTGTCAATAGAAGTAACAGGCACACCATCAAAGGTTCCTGCATTCTTCTCTAAACCTACTCTGTATCCACTATTAGATGACATAGCATTTCCTAAGAAAGATTGTCCACCTAATTTGTTTAGCCAGTTCATAATGTTTCTAGAAGCAAGAACAAGTTTATTACCACCTGCTGCTGATTCTGGGTCAAAAATGTCTGACATAGCATCTACAAAAGTATCATACCCTGAATTGTCATAGGTAAACTGTTTAGTGTTTCCATAGATTTCAGTGTAAGGTAAGATACCCCATGTTTTACGTGTTGGTCCAGCAGCAGCTGATTCATCAGCAGCACCATATCCAAAAAGTAAAGCATTTTCGATATCCATTTTGTGTTCCATTAGTTTCTCTTGATACACTCTCATGTACTCATTAGCGTCACCTCTGTAGCGTGTAGCTAAAGAAGTACCAGAAAATAGAGGTACACCAGTTTTAAAGATTTGGCAATAGCCTTCTCTTGAATAAAACTCGTCTCTCCATCCGTCTGGTGCGGTACCACCTTCAGCGTGAGATGAACCGATAATTTGTGCTTCTGCGTTATCTGGAATTGCAATAACGTCAGCTGAAGCAACATCAGTAATAGTAATAGCACCTGCTGCTTGAGTTTCACTCAATGCTGCGTCTAAACTACCTTGTGTTGCTTTAGGAACATAAGTTGCTCCTAAAAAGTCAGCACTTAATCCAGTGTCAACACTGTTGTGTGCAACAGCATCTATACGATAATAAAGAATAATATCTTTAGCACTACCGCCACTTGGTGTTAATGTACCTTGAACTGCAAATGTTTGTCCAACAGTTGCAAATTCCATTTTAGCTCCTACGCCATCTTTTCTACCAGTAACGTCATAATCAACATCAAAGTTCTTATCACTAATTTCCATAGCACCTACTGAACCTGCTGTTGAACCGTTTAATACTGTTAGAGCACCTTTCTTTTTAAAGTTACGTCTTTGCCATTGATGTCTTTTTTCTAAAAATTTGAAAACAGGGTCATCTGTTGGCTTTTTGCTAACTTTAGAAAGATATGCGAAAAATGGTGAAGCAGCTGGGTTTAATTCTGATACTCTTTCACCAAAATTAAACACTCTTCTAATATCATTAATTCCTAACCCCTGTGGAGCTGAACTAATGTTTTGTGAATATATGTTCGCCATAATAATCTCCTAATTAAAAGATGTTACGCTTATTAAAATCTGAAAGCATAGCATCCATCATTTTATCCTCTACATTTTTACTTGGCGACTGTACACTCTGCCCTTGCTGCACCCCTATCGGTTTTGGGATGGAGAGTTTTTCTTGTCTTTGATTCATTTGTTGTTGTTTCTGTTGAGCTTGTTGACTGACTTGTTCAGTTATTTGTGGGCCATTGCCCTGGTTCAACTGGTGTAGCTTAACTAAATTATCTAAAGACAATGATTCAGGTGAACTCATTTGTTTTACAAAATCCTGTGCTAACTCAGGAGTATAACCATACTGAGTTTGCAACTGCGTCAAAGTTTCTTGATGCTGTTGTCTAGCTTGTTGCTCCTTTTGTTGTGCATTCATTTGTTCTTCTCTAAGTTCATCTTTCTTCAATACATAATCACTCATCTGCTCCAAATAGTCTTCTTTAGATGCTAAATACTTAGCACTTGAACTATCTGGGTCAGCTAAGGCCTCAGAATAATCATAGTCTGACGGCTTCACTGGTTTAGTTGGTTTAACTAACTTAGGTTCATTAGTTTCCTCCTTAACCACAGATTTAGATTTCAATGCATCCAATTCAGCTCTCATAGCTTCCATTTCTGTTTTAGTCTTATCTGCTTGTGATTGCCAGTAATTAAATTGACTATCATCTTCTTTTGCTTTAATAGTATCAGGAGTACTTACAGGTTCACTTTCTGTAACAGGTTCTACTTCCTGCTGAATTACCTCTTCTGAGCTAGCTTCCACTGCAAAAGGGTCTTGTCCAGATGGATTAAATACCTGTTCAAAAATGTCTGCTTGAATATCACTTGACTCTACAGTCTGGTCTTGTGCATTCTCTTGTACTATATTGCTTTCTACTTGTTCCATTACCTTGTCCTAACGTTAACTCTCTTCTTCCTCAAATAAATTTTCTGGTTGTTCTATTGAGTTTTCAGAGTTCATCAACTGTTTTTGTTGGTCTCCGAGTCTAGCTTGAAATAAACTAGACGCCATATCAGCTCTATTAGACACCTTATCTAATTTAGAACTAAATTTTTCTACTTCTAATCGCTTCTTAGCATGAACTTCTTCACGCTGTGCTGTTTGTAAGTCACCTTTGACTTTTTTCAATTCTTCTTGCATTGCTTGCATTTGTTGCATCATTTGTTGCATTTGTCCTGCTCTACCCATAACTCCATCTATATCAACTAACTCTGATTTCTTTAACACTTCTGTTTGGTCGATTAATCCCATTTGATACATTTGCATATATGTATTTAGTAATGCCATTCTGTTTGTAGGTAAAGTAGAACCAGATACTACTTGTATATCATATCTTCCAACACCAATATCATGATATTTAACAACGTCTCCGTTTTCCATTTCTTTAAAAAAGTTAAATCTTTGTGTAGTTTCTTCGCCATTTGGTTGTACTAGTCTAATAACTTTATCTTCTGTATAAAGTTGCTGCATTAAAGGAACAGCAATAGAACCTACTTGATTCAACATATCTTCTATATCATCTCTACGAGACTTAATTCTTCTTTGTCCAAATTCATCTACCACAATAGTTCCCCTGTAAGTAGATGGTGCACCTTTACCCCCACCTTGCATCAACTCATAAATTCCAAATCCATATTCCAAATCAGATTTTGCATCTGCTTCATTTTTGTACAATTCATTGGGAAGAGGCACTGGACCAGCTACTATTGGTGCACCTAGCTCTGCGTCAAATTCAATGACACTTGTTCCTGCTCTTCCCCACTCTTCTTCAACTTGTCTTTTATCTACACTACCTCTTGGTATCAATAGCTTAACATTGGTACTTGTGCTAGCGTGTGCAATAATTAAAGAACGAATTTTGTTAATATATTCTTGTAATGGTCTATAAATTCTTACATCTGATTCAGGAAATGGTGTACGTAAATGTACATTCATAATAGGTACTATAGGATAATCTTCCACAGGTAAAACTCTTTCATATAATAAAGAATCTCCTACGCTAACAACCATTTTAATTCTAGGAACTTCTACTTCATTGCAAGTTAATTTATTTAATCCTTTTAATTCTTCTGGAGTAATAGGTATTAATGCAGTCGTACTACCAGGAATTGCATTAGGTCCTTCTTCGCCAGGTACACGTATAGGATTTTGAGGTATTGGTTGCCCAGTATTTGGGTCAAGCTGCATTGGTGGTAAAGCAAAATGAAACAACGCACCTTCTTGTTCTATTACTTGTAATAATTCTTCTACAGCTTCATCTTGCCATACAATCGTTTCTTCACCTGTTACTTTTCTAACTCTTACATAAAGTCTAGAATTATAGACTTCAAATTCATCATAGTCATATAAAAATTCTCTTTCACTAAATGGCTCATATACGTTATAGTATGGATGAACTTCTCTTGTGTATCTCTCTAAATATCTTCTAACAGTATGTGCTCTATCCTCTACGTCTCCAGGAAATACTTGGTCTACTGTTTTAGCTAAATTTGTAATAGGATAATCATCTGAAGCTTCTGGTTCTTCTGCTGAATCTTTAATTATATCTTCAAATTCTGGATACATTTGTGTTGCAGCTTCATCAGTCATATAGCTTGCATAAATTATATGTGCTGCATCTCTACAAAATTTATCTTTAGAGTTAGGGTCTATATATAAGTCTAAAGGATTTACTGCTTTTAACTTTACTTCTCCTTTACCCATGTCAGCATCTGGGTCTTGATATACCATTAAGGCACCCATACCACCAACGTAATAATCGTCAATAGCTTGTTTTAATTCTAAGTCTCCTTGACTAATTTGCCAAATATATTGAAATAAATCAGAAAATACCTTTGCAGTATCTCTATCACTGTCTTCTCTACCCGTTGCTCTAAATTGTGGAGAGTTGTATGTCAATAAAGCTTTTGCTGTTTCAACTATAGGATGAATACGATTTACAACAATAGCAGCTTGTCCACGTTGCTCTAACGCTTCTTGCTGTTCTTTAGTCCACTGAGCACCTGCTCTAAATTCAATAGATTCTTGAAATTTTTGTGCCCATGGTTCTCTTGATGAATTGTACTGTGTCCAGAGTTCTCTGGTTTCTTGTACTTCAGGGTGAATAGTTCTTTCGTCGATATCACCAGTTTCATAGTTAAATACTAATTTATCCTGGGATTTTGGCTTTCTGCTTTTTGCTTTTCTGTTTTGTAAATCCATGCTCAATCATCATATAGTTTTTTGGTATCTCTATCTGTTCAATTTTATCTATTTTTGAAATGAAATCGTCAAAACTTAAATGATACTTCGCAAATTTTTTATCAGCCATTTCTAACCTCGAACTTATAAACAAATTTTTATTTTTGTCAAGGATTATTTTACATTAATCTCCAATCTACTTTTTTTCGCAAAAAATTCCATTGGTCTTCTTGTGTAGTTTCTTCTGAATCGTGCGATGGTTTGTATGCGTTTTTATTTGCATAAAAAAATCCATCTAACAAGTCATCGTGTTTACCACGTGGATACAATAGCAATTCATCTTCAAATGCTTGCATTGTTTTTTTCATAAATACTTTTTTATTTGCAAAAAGTGGCTGCAAACTTTCTAACCGATATGACTTAGATGTTCTAGGGTTTTCTTTTACCTCTAGCCCTGGTATAAATAATCCTAACTCTTCTGACTTTTCTTTAATGTACTGTCTAAGCATTTCCTGATATCCGACCGACTCAATACGGGTTTTAGCACTATCGTATATTTTAAAATTATCTATAATCGCATCAGCTAACTGTAAAGGCGTTGCTCTTTTACGATAGTAAGGCAGACAAAAACGATTATTATCTTTATCAACAGCAATGTTAAATATAACACTATAGTCTGCTGTTTTTCTTGTACTGCTAGCAG